GAAGAGGAAAACTTAAACTGTTATAAACAATGTTGTTGCCTTCAATTGCGTCGACTTTTGTCCACAACTCTGATTCATTGCCTATACTATCTAACTTGTATAGCCAAGTGTCAGTGTTGTTTACATCTATTGCATCAAGCGCAACTACTTGGTTAGTAGACGGATTAGAAATATTAAAGTTTCCTTGATCTAACCTACCTTGTCTAAAGTGTGCAAAAAATCCTGTGTTTGAGCTTCCTGCACCTTGGCCGTCATCTCTATATAAAAAAGCAAAGTTATTACCTGGTAGTGGAGCTTCTTCTGTGATTTCTGTATTGTCTAATCCAGTTGACACTATTTCAAAATTTGTATTTCTTCCGTCAACACTTTTACTAAATGCAAATACAGGAATATCTGTATTTGTTCCGTTTACTCTATATTGTTCTGCACTTACTCCATTTACTGTTGCTGTTTTTACAGGACGACCGTATACTGAGTTTGCAGGAAGTGACGAATTTAAAACTTTAATAAATTGTTCGTACCAATCTTGATTTGAAATATCATTCCAAAGTACAGTTTGCCCTGATAAGTTAGTGCCATTAGAATCATATAATTCTTCAGTAGTGCTTACAGTTTCAAATTTTAGTAATCCATTAGCTGCTTGATTACGTTTAGGATTATAGGAAAGCAATCTTGCTAAACGTAATACACTTTCGCGACGTTCTGCTAATTCTAAGAAATTTTCACGAGCATTTAAATCAATACGATAACTAATATTTTGACCTAGGAAAGCTATAAGGTCAATTAATGCTAGGTATTCGCTTGATTCGATATAGTCATTAAAATCTTCTGGATAATTTTGACGTATATAATTAATCATAGTTCTACGCAAATTATCAAAGTCATAACTTTGGAAGTCTGCGTTACGGAAAGATTGGTAAACTCGCTTCCAATCTTCCGCTAATAATAATCTGTTTTGTCTGTCTGTGCTTGACATACTTGCTTTCCTTTATTTGATACAGTATTTATTAAGATTAGAAAAGTACGTATTTAATTCTCTAAACAAGAATTGCATTATCTTCATCAAATTTTAAACGCATACTTTCTGATATATTGTATGGCAAATATGTTAATGTACACTCTATCATTATACCACTTTCATAAGTATCTACTGTAACTTGATCTACTTGTACTCTTGGATCATAGTTAATAACTTCTGTAACATTATCAGCTATTGCATTTCTTAATGCTGCTGTCATTGGTTCAAATAGTACGTCCCATATAATCGTACCAAAAGCAGGATTTTCTAATTTTTCGCCTACTCGTATATGAAAGTGATTGATAATGTCTTGTTTTATTAGAGCAATGTCGTAAAGATTAAAACTACCGCTTTCGCTGTTTACAGTAGAAACGCCTTTGTATGCTCTACTCTCTATCGGAGCCGAAGGACGTTTATTAGTTTTTACTTGTATTTCTTTATATAATTTTTTCTCTTGTGTGCTCATAACGTATTTACCCTATTATTGTGGACCGGCTGCTGGAGAAGCATCAGGATCAACTCTGTTACCTGCTTCAATATTTGTACCTGCTGGTTCTGTTGTAATGCTTGCTACAGGAGTCAAATCGCCAGTTATAATTTTACTTGCAAATCCTCTTCCTAAACCAATACGATTAGCAGTTTCTTTACCGCCTTGGTCAGCATAACCAACTGCTTTACGGAATTGTTGTCCTAACGCTCCAAAATCGTAACTATCCCAACTCACTGTTTTAGATTGGATATATGCACATGCAATTCTTACAGCAATTTCAGGATCGTTAACTAGATCAGGATTTTCAACAATTTCAGGATGTCCTGCTTTTGGACCATACGTTTTGTAGTTGCCTTTAAATGTTAGCTGTATAAGCCCACGGCCACGATACTTATATCCTTCGTTTTGTGCATTGCCATACCTGTTACCATACAACGTATTACCAATTGCAGCAGGTCCTGCTGCAACAAGCTCTTGAGCAAATGCGTCACTTCTTACACGAGTTGGAAATACTCGTCTTAGTGTACTAGCTCTGTAATTTAAGTTTTCGCTTCTTGGTTTGAATCCACATTCTGCTTGTATTTGTGCCATTGCCATACCAAGTGCTTCTGCATTACCCGGAGTTTCACCATCACCAAGTCTATTAGGATCTGCTGTTTTAAGAGCATTTGCAGGATCAAGTCCAATTTTTTTAATAAGTTCACTTAAGAAAAACTGTTGCAATAGTGTAACTTCAACTGGTTTTGCTGGTTGGTTGCCGCTGACTCCAACTTCTCCTGGAACAACTGTTTGTGAGCCGTTTATGTTAGCTGCTGAAACCGTTGCACCTGTTGCTGCACCACTACCTGCTAAGTCTGCATCACTACCTAACTGCGGTGAAGTTTCTCTTAATGCAGGACTTGGATTTGGTGCTGCTTGTGTATATTGCGGCGTGAATGTGCCAGGATCTAAATGTTCATGTGCATTCCAAGGCTCATGTACAGGAACTCTAACAGGCCATAACGCAGATCCTGCTGTAGCAGCTACTGAAGCACTTCCCGCACCTACTGCACTAGTTGCTGCTGGACCATTTAGGTGTATATTTGGTGAAGCTGACATTAAGATATCAGCACCCGATGCTACTTCTGTTGCGGCACCTGAAGTTACACGATTATAGCCACCGGTATTTAAATCTAAATTTGCTTGTGTGTCTTTTCTATCACCAACTGTATTAATATCAAATGTAGCTTGATTAGTAATCTTATGTGCGCCAGTTACTACTAAGTCTCCTGCTGCTCCAACAAATATTTTTTGCGATGCACCTACATAATGATTTTCATCTGAGCCAATTTCCATATTATGTTTAGCACCGACTTTATAGTCACTATTTTGACCAACTGTTAATTTATAATCTCTACCTGCATTATAATTAATATCTCTAGCAGCAGTCATATTAATATCTCTATCAGCACTAATATTAAGATCAACATTTGTTCTAATACTAATACTATCTTGTGCATAGATATCAATTTTACCGTTACCTGTTAGTTCAACCCACGACGATCCATTAGCATTACCAATATAAATTAAATCTTCTGAATTATGCATCAATATTTGATGCCCTGTACGAGTTCTAAATCTCATACATTCGCCTTTAGGAATGGTTTTTATACCTGTGGTTGCATCTCTATCATCTACTAAGTTTGTATATTCTTTAGCACCTTGTGTAGCATAGCTGTTTCTTATTTCTCTTTCGTCGCCGTCGTCCATTACAATACTAGAACCGCCAAGTACACTGCTAAATGTTTGTGTTCTTGCTTCTTGTGGACCAACTGGACCTTTAGGTGCACCTTCTCTTTTATCTCGAGGTCCTGGAGTACTCATTCCAAATATATGAGACGGAACTTCTCGACGACTGGACGAGTTTGCAGGTCCTCTAACTGGATCATCAACTAAACCTTGCTTTGCAAGAGTTTTATAAAAATCTGTATTGACTGGCTTAATATATACATTTGGATCTGTTCCAACTGTGGAAGTAGTTCGTTTGTTATATTCTCCTACAGGTAGTGGTCGTCCTTGTTCTTGATTGTTATATTCTGAACCTGCCCACGGATCAGGAGTCATCCAATTCATATAAGTGTCATGTATACAACTTATCCAGTAACCTCTTGCAATATTACCTTCAGCAAACATTACAAGAACTCTTGTTCCAGGAGTTGGCGGTACCATCCACATACCATAAGACTTTTGTGTTCCTGAAAAATCTTCTTTAGTACTATTTCCGCTTATGGGCGTTACTCCGGCAAACGGACTTGTATATTTTACAGCAACAATTTGTCCTGAACGTTCTGGTTGATTACCTGATGTACTATTTCTCAGTAACTCAACTTGTAATGTACCCATACGTTTTGGATCAAGATGAGAGACTACGATAGCTTCATATGGTCCTGGATTTCTTACTATATTTTGTTGTCTTGGACGTCCGTCAATTGCCATTTACTTTCCTATGTTCTATTCTGAAAACCCCAAACATCAACATTTGATCTACTTACTGTTGCTGTTGGAGTAGCCGCCGGTGTTGCTGCTGGCGTTGCTGCTGGTGTTACTGCCGGTTCTGTTCCTGATGCTGCTGGTGCTGTTCCTGTTCCTGGCGGTGGTGTATTTGCTGTTGTTACTGGATTTCCAGTGTCAGTATTACTAGTGTTATCGCTTTCCGTTGGTGCAATTGCACTTGTATTATCCGGAGTGCCTGATCCTTCGTTTTCGTCTTGATTATTTCTTCTAAGTAAGGATAATACTTGTGTAAATTTACCCCCAGTAAAACTGTTTTCTACAGTGATAACTTTATACAATCCGCTAAACGCACCAATTGTAACATTCTTATCTACACTTGGAAAAACTATTTCTCCGTTTTGATAATCTACTGGAGTTCTAAAATTAACGTTAACTTCGACTTCTCCTCGTTGATGATCCATTGTTCCGTCTACTGTATAGGCTTGTGCTAATGGTGGACTACTATAATTTCCTACTCCGCTGTCTGCTAGATAATACGGATCTCCTATTATTGTAATATCCATAGTAAGCATATCTACACCATTATTTACAATTGCTTCGTTAAACATTCTTGCAACCTGGACTTCAGGACTATTATTATCACTGCCTCCTGTTTGCCCAGTACTTAATCCGTCGTGTGTTTCTTTAACCGAAGCATCGCCGCCGTATGACGGAGCATCAACTCCGTCTGCTGCGTCAAAGTTTGCATTATTAGGATTAGATGCACCGTCTCTAGATGCATTTCTAGAATCGCCGCTACCATTTATATTTGACCCTAATGCTTTATAAAATGAATTATTAAATTTAATTTCAAAGTCAAGTATATCGTCATTTTGTCCAGTGTAAATGTAGTCATACGTTTTTGCAGCCTGTGCTTTTCGTTTTTCAATTCCTACTGACGGTTGTGTAGTATTAGAGAACACACTAGAGTGTACTTTATAAGGAACTACAGCATACACATAAACTTTAGGATTTTCTCCAGTACGTCTACGTACTTCAGGATCAGGTACTAAAAATGTTTGTGTTTGTACTCTATACCAAGGAATCATGCCGTCACTGTCGGGCTGTGCTTGTGCTGCTGCCCTACCATAAGAACTTAGAATTAAAAGTTCTTCGATAATTTGCTCAATACTAGTTCCTTGTTGGAATTGAAATGTCTTAAATTCATTTGAAATTTGAATTTTATCAGTTCGATAAACTCCGGTTTTACTATCAACTGCGAATACTTCTCTACCAAACGGAGTTGCGCCTCCTTCAGCCATAGATTTTGCCGGAGTTGATTTTCCTATAGCATTTACTGCTGATTCATTTTCAGCAACTCGACGTATAGCTGCAACAATATTGTTATTTGAAACTGTAGTTAACAAATACTGTTGATATTGATCTTCACCTTGTTCAAGTAATTCATTAAAATCATCTTCGGTACCTGATTGTCCTAAAGATATATAATATTCTTCAATAGTCATTGCAGGTTTCTCTGCACTACCGGTTCCGGCTACGTTTGCTAATCCTAAACTAGAAGTTAATTCTTTTGGAAACATAATTACTATTTCATCTTTGTTAATCGGCGCTTGACTATCTTGTGCATTTTCTTGTACACGTTTGTTTAATATTGCTGATAAACTTTCAGGTCCAGTTTGCAAAATTTCTAATAAATTACTTCCACTTATTTTTTCGTCTGCTGGTATAGTTTGTGTGTTAATTGTTTGGGCTTGTTCGTTCCAAGCAAATGCTTCAACAGCATAAGCACTTCCGCCAGCATTAACATCAAATTCAACATTTGCTAATTTTAAAGGAAAAACTCTTCTTACGTTTGCTCCAAGAGCTAACTTATTACCTGCATCGTCCCAACCTACAAAGTCAATTATCATAGCCCAAGGTGCTTTTAAATAATCTTGATGACCTGCTTTATTTGCAGCAATCATTAAAGTTTGTAAAAACAAACCCATACTATAAGGTTCGTGTACAGTAAAGCTGAAACTAGTTGCATTTGAACTTCTAGTTTCAGTAGTAGGAGCAATAACAGATCCAACTGTAAAGTCATCAATAAAATATTCTAATTG